TAATGTACTCTGCAACTCGCTTTGCCGCCTCTGCTTGAAACACTTCAGTTTGTTCTATTGCTAAATCGTCTACCGGTATTCCAACGGCTTTCATAAACTTTTGAACTTGTAGGTTTACGTTAGCCAAGGAACCACTAAACATAGTATCTACGTTGCCAATTAGTTTGTCAATGTTTTGAATACCTTCAGAAGATTTTCTAGCTTGGTCGTACAGTTCTGCAAACTGTTTTGCACCTAACTTAGATAATTCATCAGCCATTCCTGCCGTTACGTTCTTTATGATTTGCTGATTAGGAACTTCTGTTAAGTTTAAAGTACTAGGATCAACTAATTCACCGTCTTTAACAACCATGCCTGATTCAGTAACCCTGTAAGCTACCGTTTTACCGTCTTCTAAAAACAATTCAACGTCGCCCTTCATTAAATTTTTGTATTCGTTGAATTCCTGCTTAGACATATTTTTTAAATCTAGCTGACCAACAAACTTAGGATTATACCCTACGCCTATTAGTACTTGCCTTCTTGTTTTTTGGTCCAGCGCTGGCATAGTTTCCATTGTTCGTTCTGTCAGTTTATCCGCAATATCGTTCACTCTTTCTATAGTAGTGGCCTTTCTAACCTGTGACGCTAATTCTGGCAAACCCATTTCTTCTGCTTGCGTAGCAACGTCAGTTTGCAAGGACCGTAAAGCCGCTTTACTCTGCTCTGTTTGTTGCAAAGTTCTAGCTTGCTCAAGCATTGCCATTGCTTCCTGTGTTTTACCTATACTCATCAGTTGTTGAGCAGACTGAAACATTTGGGTAGATGTTACACCTTCTTGAGCAATAGGAGCATATATACCAGCAAGTTTTTCAGCCTCACGACCCTGCTTAATCGCCTGTCCACCACGAGTCAACATACCGCCAATAGAGCCGCCTAGTTGTCCAAAGGCAGAGCCAATCATCTGTCCTGCTGACAAACCAGCTTGAGGCAATCCTGTGTTTATTCTAAAAGCCATTTCTGTTTCCTCTTATGGTTTCGTGAAGAACCCTTTAGCCCAATCGTAAATATCAGTAAACAAACCAGTGTCGCCCATTATGTTAGACAAACCAGTGCCTAAACCACCGACTAATCCAGTAGCTCCGCTGAACAAACCACTGTACAAGTTGGACAAACCGGCTTGTCTCTGTAGTTCTGCCTCAAGGTTCGCAATATCAGTTTCCATTGCGTACTGACCGCCCTGCCTACGTGCAACGTCAGCCAAGCTAGCCACGCTGAGTGCAGGAGAGAACGCAGACAACATAGCCGCCTGTGGGATGTAAGCTCCCTGAAGCGCACCTAAGCCAATCTGCTGTTGTGCTTGCTCTAACCCAAGACCACCGGTCATCAATCCCATGCCGCCTTGTAGAGCCTGTAGCGCCCTAGTTTGTTGCGCTGATCGTAACGCCTCTTCTTGTCCTGCAAAAGCAGTGCCGCTTGTAAGAGCCTGTAGAGCCTGTGCTTGTTGTGCGGCTTCCAGAGCTTGTCTCTGTCCAGCTAGGCCAGAACCTAGGCCAGCAAACTGTGCGCCCAGAGCCGCCTGTTGACGTTGCTCTGCTTGTGCTTGAGATATAGCGGCAAGAGCGGCCCTGTTTTGAGCCTCTTCTTGTGCTTGAGCTAACGCAAGTTGCTCTGGTGTTCCACCAAACATAGATGTACGTACACCGCCTCTGCCTTGTGAAAACAGTCGTTCTTCCAGAGCTAGTCTCTGTCTCTCTTCTTCACCAAGCTGTGTAGCCCTAATACGGTCATACACTTCTTGTTCTCTAGCACCCATAGGCATACCGGCTTGACCCATGAATTGCCCACCTAGTCCAAACGCCTGTTGTGCCGCCGCTTGTTGCCCTGAAAGGCCAAAAGGCATTTGACCTAGTTGCGCTTGTCCCATACCCATTAGATTTTGACTTGCCCCTAAAATTGCAGGAGACATTGCAGGAACTTGACCAAACTGTTGTTGACCAGCGCCCAACAACTGTTGTCCAGCGGCACCTAGCTGACCAGCGCCAGCAGGAGTAGCACCAAACCTAGAGAGTGCCGCAGATTCCAGAGCACTTTGAATACTAGAGGCAGTAGGGTCTAAATAGTACTGCGTTCCACCTGTTTCTGAAGTCTCAATCCTACCCGTAGGACCAGTGACCGTAAAACCCTTAAACGCAATATCAGGAGCCTTAATATCAGTTATCTCGTCTGTATAGAGCTTTTGTATGTTTGCGGGGAGGTTTGTGTACAGAGAAGAGGCAACATCCCCAATTATATCACCTAAAAATCCTAGTGCCATTAGTAAGTACCTCTACTTTTATTGTAATTCATCATCATAGCGTTTTACCTATCAGTGCTAGTACATTCATTTCCTGTATGGACAAAGCGTAGCCGTTGATGTCTGTCTCAAGACCTACGCTGATTACTGAGCCGTAGCCTGTTGTGTTAATAGAAGAACGACTAATGATTGTGCCTTCTTCTGAAAACTCTGCTACATTGTACTCAGACTGTCCGTAGAATCCGGGTGTAGCACTGCTGGTTCTAAACGTGCTAGTGCTGGTTGCTGTTGAAAAGTCGTAAGACCACTTGAGAAATATGTCTGCATTGTTTCCACCAATAATCGTAGGTCTGATCTTTTTCAACATCTTAATTTTAGACGGGTCACCAAAGCTCAAGCCGGGGCTGTAGTAACGGAACCGATAGACACTACCGTTGTCAAAGTAGTTGTCGTAAGTTCCTACACCCGCTGTTGTGCCTATGTATATGTCACCGTTTCTGTCCCTGTGGAAACACTTGAAATCCACACTAGGCCATCGTGTTACCCTGTACGCACCGTTCTCCAGTGTGCCTCGTACATCAAAGCAGTACACGAGGTTGAGATCAGGAAAGCACAGAAGATAAAAGTAGTTTTCAGGACTGTACACCGTACTAACTGGTTCTGTTTTAGCCAGTGTGTTAGCAATCAGTTCCTGCTTGATGTTTCTGCTCAAGTCGGTAATAGGCAAGGACTTCTCTTGTATAGATCGTCCCAAGCTCCTAAGACCTGTCTGCGTCAAGAACAACAAGTCTGTTCCTATGTTCTGTACACTCTTTCTGTCTACACAGCCAACACCCGGAATAGTGTCTTGTATAGCCATTGTTGCAGGACTCTCTGCACCACCATAGACCAACGTGTTGTGTTCACCAAAGACTACGAGTAAACCGTTGTGTGCCGCTATAGCTACAACCTTGTCAAATCCGTTAGGCCACGCCTTAGATACGTCAATAGATCCGCTAGATCCACCAGAGAAATCGTGTCCTATCAAAAGGTCAGACCAGTAGATTGTGTTGTCATCAGTAGCGTTACCTACACACCACACTCGTCCGTATGCACCGATGGCTTCGTTGGAGTACTGAGAGGCTGTTACAGATGCACCAGCAACACTAGACATCTTGGTTACTGCGCCTAAACTGTTGCTGTACACAAGAGGCTCGTAGCCACGTTGGAAAAAGTAAGCGTGATCGTTAAAGTTAAATATCTTCCAATCGTTAGCTGTAATTGTGTACGATGCTGGCGTAGCGTCAACCAGTGTCGTTGTGCCTGTCATAATCTTGTTGTTACCAGTACTAAAAATTACCTCGTTACCAGCGTTGTCGTAGAACTCGTGGATGTTAGAGAGGTAGTCAGTACCTAGTACAGTCTTGTCTGTAGTTACAACAGCGTTACCCTTACGTGAAGCTAATCGTCCTCGTCTGTCAATGATAGCGTTATCTGCGATCTCCGCAAAAGACGTATCCTGTGCAAGCGGAGAATCTTCTGTGTTGATCCCTTTGAACGCAGGAGCAACTAGGTTAATACTCTGTAGTGGCTGGGCCATCTAGCGTCTCCCTACGGTGTGTACCAAATAGTTTCTTCGGGGTGCTTCTGGGCGTCCAGAGCAATAGCGTCAGACAGGTACTTGTCAGCAATAGCAAAGTACTCTGGTGTTGACGTACCGCCTGTCTCCCCACGTTCACGAGCCAACAGAGCTACCGCCATGTGAATCACAGGCTGACTAGGAATAGCCAGTGTGTCAGAGTCAGAACTCAACGCTGTGTTCCGAATGACGCTCTTGACCTTAAGTGAGTAAACACCGTCAGGCTTAGGATACACATCTATCTGTGCGTCACCAGAGCCGTCTATGCCACTAAACGTGTAGTACTCTGGCTTACCAGAAGCAGGGGTGTTAACAAAAAACTTGTCGTCAAACCAAGTCTGCGGTCTGTACTCCATCACAAGATTAGACGTATCGTTGATGATGTTCAGAATTTTGCCTTGGTCTTGGTAACCTGTGAGTGAGTACGTGTAGTCGTCAGCCGCCGTGGTAATCGTAAGAGTAGACCTGAGATTAGACCAATCCCAAGCGTTCTCTACAATTTGCTTTGCATCGTTAATAAAGTCACCAACCATAGCACTGTACGTGTTAGCACTAACGGTTGTTACTGTGTCTTCTCTGAGACGCCTCAGTACGTTGTTTACTAGGTCTAAATACGTCATACTTTAAATCCTGTCATCATGCCTCTTTTATTTTTAGGCAGAGCTTCTAACAAAAAGTCTCTTATGGGAAAACTCAAGGGTTGTTCTAGTGATACTGCCGCTGTAACTGTTGGGTCAAACATTCCCGGCTGTCCAGCGGGACTAAAAGAACCAAGTCCAGAGCTTCCAAACATACCTCCGTCGTCTCCACCACCACCTCCAGTAGTAGTAGGAGGCACTACTGTTTTTTCTTTACAGCAAGTGTCCCACAAAGCTCCAAGTTCTCCTTCGGGCCTAGGAGATTCACACTCAACTAACTTACAGTCATCTGAAGTTCCTCCACCGCCAGTAAAGGTAGTAACATCTGTACAACATTTATCCCAAGCTACTCCAGCTTCTCCGTCAGGTCGAGGAGACTGACACTCGACTAAAGTACAATCAACATCAGTTACGTTAGTGATACCACCGCCTGTGGTAATCAACAGCTGATTACAGTCGTTGTTTTGGTGTTCTGATGGTAAACTACCGTCTGCACATTCGTTACAGTTGCTTTCGATAGTGGCGTTGTTGTCGCACTCTTCAGTATCGTCTCCGCCTCCCGGACCTGTTGTTGTTATCAGAGGATTACCGCAGAGGCCTTCTTCGTGTTGGTCTGGGATAGTGCCGTCTTTACACAACTCAGCACAAGACCCGTCTTCTTTAGTTGCTCTATTAGGATCTGAACAAGTTTGTTTAACAGTTGTTGTCTCACCAACCCCGTCACCTGTAGTTGTTGTTTTCGCAACACAGACTAAAATACCTTCTTCATTTTCTTGTAGTGTTCCGTCCTTGCCATCGTCTGTTTTACAGGCATCACCCGCTTTACGAGTATCTCCTGTACCTCCTGTATCGCCAGTTCCCGTGCCGGTAGTAGTTGGTACACACGTAAGATTTCCTTGGCCGTCATCTTGTAAAGTTCCAGCTTCGTTAGTGTCTTCAGTTGTACAGGCATCACCTGCGTTTCCACCAGACCCGTCTCCACCACCAGACCCGTCACCGCCGCCGGTACCAGTACCTTTAAGTATACAGTCCCCGTTAGCATCAAAGACGCCCTGTGTTCCGTCTTCCATGTTACAAGGAGAGCCTACAGTGTAAAAAATTTCATCAACACACATACCAGCTACGTCGTTCCATGCTTGACCGGCGGGACATACTTCTGTTATAACAGCAACACATACTCCAAATTCATCGGACTGATACCCGTCCAAACAGCCACCACAGTCTTCTTCTTTTGTAGCTCCTGCGACTTGCTGACGGTTTACGTTAGCACAATTAAAGTCTTCAGCGCCGTCACCGGCCCCTCCGTCACCTCCGTCTCCTCCACCAGAAGAAGTTACAGTTACATTAGTTCCTCCCTCAGTTTCAAACGAACCTCCAGAAGACGAAGCTGTGCTGTTCATCCAGTTATTGAGGGTTTCGTACCACTCATCAGGTATTTTATCTAAGTTGTTAGAAACCCAATCCCATATGACAGATCCTCCTCCTGCCATATTTTGAAAACCAGCATTAATAAAATCATTCCAACTGTCAAATTTTTTAATAGTGCCGTCGTACAAAGTAGCCACTACGATTCTTTTTTTGATCCCATTTTCGTCAATAACATCTAAAACGTCTATTTCGTCATAAGATTCTGTAGCGTTTTCCCACCACTCTCCACCAGTAATATTTTGCTCTACAAACTGATTAACTGCGCCACGGACACCACTTATTAAGCCGCCTTCTTGCCAAACACCGGCTTCGTTAAACGTACCGTTTATTGTTTTAAAAAGTTCTGAGTCTTCTGGGATTAATCCGTCTAAGTCAAAAATTCCTCCCGCTTCTGGCCCTAAAATCATAGCCTCAATCAGTTGACCAGCGGCCTCTGTTCCAGCGCCAAACAACCCTGATTCAATCACAGAGTTTAAATCTATATCACCGTTAGTAATACCTTGCTGTATTGCGTCAGCAACGCCGTTAGCCACACCAGCAGTTAACAGTTGTGATCCGGGACCAGAGTACGTTACTAAGCTGTTAGCTAAGAAGTCTCCCCCTAGCTGGCCTAAAACAGACCCAACGATAGCTTTAGGATCTCCACCGCTAGTCACAGCGGAAGATAACGCATTGATTGCTATTTGAGACTGTGTAGCTGATAGTCCGTTAATTAAACCTACCAGTTGGTTAGCGGCTCCTATCGTTACTCCAGCCAGCGCAAGACCTCTGATTGCTGGACCCCAGTTGTGATCGTCAACCTTAGATGTCTTTACAAAACTAGAGCCGTTCCACTCAAACTTGTCACCGTCTTTGTTGTACCAAGGGCCAGAGTTACCTGTGTACTTTTGGTACAGAGCGTACATCTGACCAGCCTGCGCTGAGTAACCTTTTTCTCCTTCAGCGGCCCCTGCTTGGATAATAGCGTTTTCTAAAGCCCTATCGTCCATCCCACCTTCACGACCAAGTGTTGTTGGGTCAATCAGAGCTACGCCTGTGTCCCACCAATCAGCCTTTAGCTGTCCTGCGTCAATTAAGTCTTGACGCTCGTTCATGTAAGCTAGATAGTTGTCAAACGAGCCAAACGCCGCTCTTAGTTGTCCGTTATCAGACGCATTAAACTCTGACCGCAGTTGTGACTCTGTTAACTGCTTAGAAAAGTTACCCCAGTATAGGTTACTGGCGTTTCCTGTTTCCCGTTGGTTTGTGTAATCGTAAAGACGCTCTCCAGTATCGAGATCGTCTGTAGTATCAGCAGTAGTACCATCAGCCGTAGCATCAGCAGTAGTATCATCAGACGTAGTATCAGCAGTAGTATCAGCAGTAGTATCATCAGCCACAGTATCAGCAACAACGTCTACTATTTCTTTTTCTTTGTTTTCTTCGGCTTGTTGTTGCTGTTGGTACTGCTGTGCTTCTTCGGAGTTTTGTATCGCAGTAACAGAAGAAGCAGTGTCTAATCCGCTTTGATGTACCCAAAAAAATCTCTCATCCATGCTTGGCGTTCTGCCCAAGCTATCTTGATACGCATTAACTATAGCCGCTTCCGGAGAATTAGCTATGTTGTACTCAACGTCTTCTAACGTAGCGCCTTGATCTACAGTTCCAGCCCAATAGTCTAAACCTTCAGGTAAACCGTCCCTACCTAAGTACTTTTGATACAGAGCGTTAATTTCGTCCCGTATAGCCATACGTTACTTACCCTTCATCTGCATCAGCTTGTCAGCACCACGTATGCCAAAGCTGGCCGTGACTGCTACGTAAAGCAAGTACTGGTAGTAATCAGGTAGCTTGTCTAGCTCAACAAAAGCCATACCCACCCTCTGCATAATACTCAAGTCATCCATAGCAACTCCGTAACACACGGCTAACAGAGGTAACGACAGTACCACAGTAAACCACTCGTCTTTCCACGAGGTTGCACTAGCCGCCGCCATCTCTTGTTCCCACGTAGCTGTGTTCTTGATGACTTCCATCTTAGCTACGTGTTTGGCTTGTGACTGCTCGTGCCTGTTGTTAATCCAAGTCTTAGCGAGTCCAGCGATAGGTCCGATTAGTGCAGTCCACATACCTTAGTCTTCCTTTACAAACCGACCTTTAGCGTCACGCTTGCGTTTCTTCTCAAACAAGCCTTGGACTGTATCGGTTTCCCAGATACGTATACCTACCCATACAATAGTAAACATGGCAGATATAGGCGGCAGGATTGCACTGATAGTGCCTAACATAGTACCTACGCTCATTACATCAACAACTTGCTTTGCGGACTCATCCATTACTAACCCCTTGTATAACACTTATGGTTGTCCAGATAATCCCAGCGGTGACCATTAGGCCCATAATAATTGCTGATACATCTAGCATACGTCTTTGTTTTCTTCGTTGCTTGTAGATCATTTGTTCACGTTTGGCTCTTATGTCACGACGCATCTGGATCATTTCGTTGTACGTGTCCTGACCATAAGAGTACATGATTAACTCTCTGATCTGCTTTTCTTGCTCCTCTATCTTCTTCTTTGCTATGACAGCGTTTAACGCTTGTTGTTCTACTGACTCACCGTCAAACATCTTTTTGAACAACGGTGGGTTTTCTGCTTCCTTCTCTGCTTCACGTAAGTCAGAAACTAAGCCGTACCACTGGCCTAACTTCTGAGCTACTTGTTCTATCTCTGCTCCCTTAGATACAAGTACCTGTACACCTTTGAACGCAGTAGACGCCATTGCTACCAGAGATACAGGATCCACATTAAATAATCCTGACTTTCAAGTTCTGTGCGGCTAGTGACGTAATCCTAACCTTGTCAGCCGCAGGAAAATCCCAGTTGTAGTCAGTACCTAACACAGCACCTTGGTTCAACGAGTTAGCATCAAAGTTAATAGATACACCGTCACTGCTAGGAACGGTAGTGCCACTAACCAGATTAAAGATAATGGCTAGGTCTAGGTCGTTAGCCAGAGTAAAGTGGTTAGCGTCAGGTACAGCGTCTAGCTGGGTTTTGTTCATTTGGTTGGCGTAAGATGTTGTACTAGTTGAATATTGATAAACGGTTTGTCCTGTTTGACCGACGATGTACATCTTTGTTCCGTCATTATTAAACGTAATGCCTTCTACTGCTGTTTCTTCACTTGCTACAGAAAAACTTTGATCAAAAGATGCTGTTGATAGGTCAAACCCTGTAGAAAGTGTATATCTGTGTACTTCATCTGTACCTTGTTGCCCACAAATAAACATTACGGTTCCATCAGAGCTAAATGTTATATCTGTTGGGTCTGTGTCTTGAGAAGCTACGGAAAAACTTACTGACGCATAAGATGCTGTAGAAAGATCAAAACCAGTAGACAAAGCATACTCATTAACGGTATCCGCAGTTTGGCCCACTATAAACATTTTTGTTCCGTTAGCGTTAAACGCAATTCCTTTTGGAACTGACTCTTGACTTGCTACTGAAAAGTTTTGCGAGTAGCTTGCAGTGCTAACATCAAAACCTGTAGATAACGTGTATTCGTTTATGTCATCACCAGCGTTTCCGACAACAAACATTTTTGTTCCGTCGTTATTAAAAGCAATTCCTTGAGGAAATATATCTTGACTCGCTACAGAAAATGCTTGTGAATACGTTGCCGTAGAAACATCGTACGCAGTTGATAAGGTGTATTCATTTATATTGTCGCTAGCAACTCCTCCTACAAACATTTTTGTTCCGTCGTTATTAAAAACAACCGAATCTGGAATTGCTTCTTGAGAAGCAACACTAAAACTAACAGAATCATAACTAGCACTAGTAAAATCAAATCCTGTTGTAACACTGGCACCTTCCATAGCTTCCTGCAACGTAGCTAATTCTGTGTTAGTCGTGCCGTTAGTCCACGTTGTAGAACCGTAAGTACCGTTAGAGTTGTACTGCCAAGTTCCTGAGTTGTTACGAACAATAGACCGTTCGCCGTCAGTACCCTTTGCAACCTTCCATGTAGTCCTGTCGTCAGTAGACACGGCGTAGTAAACAGCGCCATCTCCAGCGGCTTCATCAGCCGTCATAGAGTTAATGTCAGTCCAGTACTGAGAGTCTGTTGAGGTTGTTGTATGAACAGCGTGATAGCCTGTTGGTATACTTGTTGTGCTTAAATCGTATTCGTGTACTTTATCACTAGCAACACCAACAACAAACAGTTTATCACCATCAGAGTTAAAAGTCAAACCATGTGGAGTAGTTTCTTCAGAACTTACATCAAAACTTACTGAATCATAAGAAGCAGTACTTACATCAAACCCAGTTGATAAAGTATACTGGTGTACGGCATCAGATATTAAACCAGTAATAAACATTTTAGTGCCATCAGAACTAAACGCTAAACTACTGGGAAGAGCGTCTTCAGTAGCTATAGAAAAATTCTGAGAATACGTTGCAGTACCTACATTAAAGTTAATTGACAAATCATATTCATTTACGTCATCTCCACTCCAACCAATAACAAACATTTTAGATCCGTCAGAGTTAAAAGCAAGTCCTTTTGCGTTTGTTTCTTGAGAACTTACATTAAAACTTATTCCAGAATAAGAAGCAGTGCTTAGATCAAAATTAGTACTTAAACTATATTGGTATACGGTATCATTGCTATTACTACCAATCATAAACATTTTATTACCGGTATCGCTAAAAGCTATATCCTCTGGAAGCGTGTTTTCACTAGTTACGCTAAAAGAAGTAACGTAAGAAGCAGTACTTATGTCATAAGCTGTAGATAAAGTATATTCATACACTGCGCCAGCAAGAGAAGGGGCTAAAAGAACGTACATCTTAGTGCCGTCATTATTAAACTTAATACCGTAAGGGTCCGTTGATTGAGAAGTTAAATCAAATGACTGATTTAAAGAACCACCACTTACATTAAAGTTGTTAGTTACTGTTACATTACTAAGCTCCAAGTCACCATCAGTCGTGTTGTACACAACAGCGTACATTTCCCAAGAGCCTGACGCTACTTGATCGTAAGATGTAGGTGCTGTGGTTGTACTAATAGAACCGTCTGTTGCCGTAAGAACAAAAACGCCTGAGTTGGCTTCAATGGTTTTACCTACGTCAGCAGAGGCAAATGAGCCTGTGCCTAGAGTTACTTGGGCTGGTGTTAAATCATATTCAGTAACGTCATCACCAGTATTTCCTAAAACAAACATTTTTGTGCCATCAGTATTAAAAGCTAATCCTCTTGGGTTTGTTTCTTGGGCTGTTACTGAAAAACTTTGAGAATAAGATGCTGTAGAAACATCAAACCCAGTTGATAAATCGTATTCATAAACAGTGTCATTTGCATCTCCAAGCATAAACATCTTAGTACCGTCAGCGTTAAAAGATATTGTTATTGGAGATGTATCTTGAGAAGCTACAGAAAAGTTTTGCGAGTACGAGGCTGTGCTTACGTCAAATCCAGTTGATAATGTGTACTCATTTACATCATCTCCTGTTTGACCAACTATAAACATTTTAGTACCATCAGTATTAAATGCTATGCCCCGTGGCGTTGTTTCTTCAGTAGCTACAGAAAAGTTTTGCGAGTACGAAGCAGTGCTTACGTCAAATCCAGTTGATAAGTCATACTCAAAAACTGCATCACTGTTCATACCAATAACAAACATTTTAGTGCCGTCTGAATTAAAAGCCACGCCTCTTGGTGCGCCGTCTTGGGAAGCTACAGAAAAACTCTGAGAATAAGAGGCAGTACTGACATCAAACCCAGTACTTAAAGTATATTCATATACATTATCGTTGTTAGCACCAACAACAAACATTTTAGTACCGTTAGTATTAAAAGCTAAACCTTCTGGAAAACTATCTTGCGAACTTATTGAAAAAGTTTGAGAAAAAGTAGCAGTACTAACATCAAACCCAGCAAAATCTAACGTAGTCGCTGGTGCGCTGTTAATGCGTGTGTAGTTTTCTGTTGTTGAGTTTACGTCCCAATCGTTGTTGGAAACGCCAGATTGAGGAACCTCTTTGGTTACAGACACAACAGGTACACCAGATGTAATAGACGAGGACAACGTAAGAGTAGACGTTTCGTTAAGCGTGTATGTCTTGCTCTGTGTAGCCTTGTCTATAGTAACGTGCTGGTTAACAGATGAAGCACTAATGTAAGCATCAGGCACAGTAGCCCACGTTACGTTAGCAGTAAGATCGTTAAGCTCTACAATAGTAGGATAGGTAGTTAACACCCAGTTACGCACAGCGGCGTTAGTTGGAATTTGTGTATCGCTGTTGGCAAAGGTTTCGCCAGAGGTTGTAATAGCCCCTGCGTCCATGTCAGAGAACGTAACGCTAGTCAAATAACCCTGTGTTGAATGATCTCCCCAACCGTAAGCTGTATCCCAGTTAGATACGTTGAGGTTAGAACCTGTGACAGCACCTGAGAACGTACCTGTGGTGCCTGAGACAGCGCCTGAGAACGTACCTGTAGTGCCTGAGACAGCGGCAGGAGTAGACCCACCGATCACAGCACCATCAATAGAACCACCATCAATGTTAGCCGTGGTTGCTGTCAGGGAGCTAAACGTACCAGCCGCAGGAGTAGTACCGCCGATTACAGTGTTGTCTACGGTTCCTGCGTTGATGTCTGCTGTAGTAGCAACAAGTGAACTAAACGTGCCAGCACCAGCACTAGAGCCACCAATGGTAACTCCGTCTACAGTACCACCGTTGATGTCTGCTGTGGTTGCTGTGAGAGAACTGAACGTACCAGCGCCAGCCGATGAACCACCAATGGTTACACCGTCAATAGTACCACCGTTAATGTCAGCGGTAGTCACAGTACCCAAATTAGAAACTGTAGCACCAGTAAAGTTAATTGTACCTGTGCCTGTCAGATCAGCAAAGGTAGCAGTGCCAGTAAACGTAGGACCAGCTAGATCAGATTTGGTAGCAACCGCTACTGAAATAGCGTTAAATTCGGTATCAAACTCTGCGCCACGGATAACCTTATTAGTGTCACCTGTAGGCAAAGAGTCCTTAGCAGTAAAGTTTGTTGACTTTGTGTAGTTGGACATAAGGCTTTCCTATCCGTTATCTTTTAGTTAACCGCCCTGTCATCAAGACGTTTAAATAAAAGGGGGCCATGAAGACCCCCAGAGAGAGTAGCTTACTCGTCGCAGACAGACAGGATGAATCCTGCTTCGGGACGATAAGTCTCAACACCGTACAGCGTGTCAGACGTAAACAGCGTAGACAGGTATTCCTGCTTGTACTGTGTCTGAGAGCGTACAGCCAGTTGCTCTGCCATTACCAAAGCATCCTTGTGGAAGAACAAGC